AAGATAAGAACGGCTTGGCTCCTTCTCACCCAGAAGGAAGCCACGACGACAGGGCTATGGCTTTGGCTATTGGAATTTATCATCTCAAAGATATTCCCGTTCCCAAATCCAAGTTTGATCGTTGGATTGCTAAAAGCAAAAAGTCACAGGGGCGTAGCCTCCAATCACGACACCCGCTAAAATCAACAAGAAATAGGAGAATTTAGATGAATACGAGTGAAATTACATACTTGGTCTCACACAGCAGAGACTATTGGGATAAACAGCGTCTTCGTATGGCTGCTTACACAGAGGCTTACAAGAGCAATATGTTTGGTGGGAACGACGACCCCTACAAGAACAGCAACTTCATCAGCGTTGAGACTGCTGACGCCTATGCTTACATAGAGGGCTTCATAGCCAGTCTCTATTCCAAGGCACCTGCCGTTAGTGTTGGTGCTGACGCACAGAACAAGGGAGACCCAGAGGTCGCAGAAGCGGTTATCAATAGGTTCCTGTTTGATAAGATTGATATTGTGGAGCAGGCACTACGCTATTCGTTGCTGTATCCCTATTCTTTCTTCAAGTTAGGTCTTGTTGAAAGAGACAGCGTGCTTGACTCAATTGCTATTCGGGCTATTCATCCGTGGGATGTTATTGTTGATTTTGAAGCAGAAGACTTTGCTTCTTCTCGCTATGTAGGTCATCGCTATTTCCTTCCTTACAACGAAGCCAAAGCAAAATTCAAAGGTGTAAAGTTTGATTTTGTAATCAAGGAAGACTACCTGGCGAGCACAGAAGGTTATGTAAGCCGAGATAATGCTGGACCCGGTGCTGCTTTGGATGGCTCCAAGTTGCTGTCCTATGTTGAGATTTATGAGTTCTATGATTTGATGGAAGACGAACTTTATTTCTATTCTCCGTCAGCACAGAGACAAGACAAAATAATTGATTCCGTTTCGCCTATCCCTTTCCGTAAGGCAGACGGATCACCTTGCCCTCCGTTGGCTCCCGTCTATCTCTCATACTCCCCAGACGGACCGCTAAAAGGCTTCTCAACTATGGCTCGGGTCTATGACCAGTTATGGGAGATCAATAACCTGCGAACCGTGTGGGCTAATGGTCTGCGTAGAGACGCTCGTATTTATGTGGCTGCGAAGGGAACCCTGGATGAGGAAGGCAAAGCAATCCTCGCAGAGAATAGGGACCAGTCTATCGTTGAGTTAGACATTAGCCCCGGTGATGATGCGCGTAATGCTATTGTCCCCTTGGTGACTAACACCTTCTCACCAGACTATTCTATCTACAAAGCCGAGATTAGGGCTGACCTGGATAGAGGTTCTGTGATGGCTCCCTTCACAAGGGGCACGGCAACCAACGCTACGGCGACGGAGATTGCTGCTTTGACCCAGTATGCTGCGAGTGAAATAGGACGGCTTGCTCGCTTCTTCCATAGGAGCGTTGAGTATTGTGCCGAGATCTACCAGGCTCTCACCTTTCATCTTCTAATGACGAACGAAGGAAAAAACAAAGAGGTTGTTTTGATTGATGGACGACCAAGAGTTCTTACGCCCGATGTCTTTTCCGGGAAATTCAAATTTGTTTTTAGCGATCAGGCTTCTTCCCCAGTCACCACGGCTGTGAAGAAAGCAGCGCTTATCCAGTTGATCCCAATAATGGAAGGGCTTGGTGTGCCCCAGCAAGAACTCGCCAAGTATCTAATAAAACTTTTTGATATGCCCGAAGAGTTCATCCCACCGACGGCAGAAGCGCCCGACCAGGAAGGTGTAGCCCAAGGTTTAGGAGAGGACACAGGAAGCCCCACAGAGGTCCCAGAGGGCATCCCTGTCGGTGGTGGTAAGGCTGCCGCTATGATACGAGCCAGCGGACAGGACACTATTGCTGCTGGGTTGGAGGAAGCCTAATGCCCCTATGGGAATTCAAATCAACCAAGACAGGTGAGATAAGAGAGTGGATTGGTTCTTACAAAAACAGACCAGAAGTTCTCTACGACCCAGATACAGGTGAGGCTTTCAAACTAAAAATGTCTTGCCCCAATCTAATAACCTCCAACCTATCTTCTTGGACGGAGGGCTTATCGCACACAACCTATTATGATAAAAACCTTCAAACCACCATTTATGGTGAGGCTCATAAAGAGCGAGTGCTTACGGCTCGTGGTCTTGTGAGAGAAAAAGATCTTCCAAAGAACTTCATAGCGGATAAGATGGAAGCGAACTTGGTGGAGCAAAAGATACAAGACGACGAGAGCAACAGGTTTTTTGATAATATGAAGGAGTTTGGTTTAGACAAGCAGGGCGAGAATACTGGGGAGCGTATCAAGGCACAGGAGAAGTTCTGGGAAAAACAATTGCCTCTCGGTGATCTTTGTAACAACCCAGAAAAGTACAGCGGCGGCGACGCCAATTGAGTAGAAAACAATTATTACATAGGAGGTCATAATTATGGCTATTGAGATTGAAGAGATGATAGAGACGACCCCAGAGGGTCGTGCCATAGAGGGTGCCGATCAAGCGCTTCCTATGATTGAGGACAACGCTGCTTTTGTTGAAGAGGGTGTGGCTGCTACAACCCCCGAAGGGAAGTGGAGCGGCAAGCGCTTGAACGCAGCAGCCAACATAATCAATAAGTTTGCTGGCTTGGTTGGTGCTGAAATAGCCGTTGAGCCTAACTTTGAAGATACAAAGGGACCTATGCCTGCTGAACTTGTGCGTGGTCTGTTGGGTATTTCAAGTGCCCTTGACGCCTATGTGGTGTCCTACCCAGAGGAGGCAGCGGGTATTGAACTCTACGATGTGCCGTCTCTCGTTAGTGATAGAGACCTTGCTATGGCGACAGCCACTATTGAGACCATCATTAGTTCCAAAGAATTCCAGCGATGGATGAGGGAAGATGAGCCTGTGGTCTCGGTTGAAGAGGAGCCGGTTATCCCGGAAGAAGAAATCATCGTTGAAGAACCACCGGCAGAAGCCGATGTGGAAGAAGAATTAGATATTCTTTCTATGCTATAAGGAGCAAAAAAACTATGAACGACAATAATGATCGCACTTTACAGGAAGGCTCTAACAAGCCCGTAGAACAAGCGACGAGTGATGAGAGGGACAATACACCTGCGAGCCCACAGGACGCCTCACAGGGGCAAGCAAAGAGCAACGAGAAGCCTGCCTTCAACTTGGACGCTCTGTTGGACGAACACCTAACAGGCAAAGAGTTTGAAAAGACAAAACATACTGGGGTTGATTACAATAAAGTTCTTGCTGACCTCCCAAGCGACGCGAAGAAACTTATTCAAAACCTCCGGGAGGACTACCGACAGAAGACGACCGCTATTTCTAAAAAGAAGAAGGCGTTAGAGAAGCGTGAAGAGCACCTACTATCTTCCAAGACAGAGGAGCATTTGCGAACTGCGATGGAACTGCCCGAGGACCTGGACCTCTATGACCCGGAAGGACTAAAAAGATTTATTGAAGCCAAGGCAGCGCAGCAATTAGACTCGCTATTGAAGCCAGCCAGAGCAGACCTCGCCAAGACAACCCGAGTGGAAGAGATTAGGATGTTTGAAAAAGAACACCCAGACATCAAACAATTCCAAGTTGAGATTAGGGACCTGATAAAAGCGAAGGGGATGAAGATTGAGGATGCTTATTTTATGTTGAAAGGCAGGATGACCAAAGGTCTTTTGGAAGAGAAGAACGAGGAACTGAAAGCCTACAAGGCTGCGGCTCGTGAAAACGGCTACAAGATTTCAGTTGGTCGTCCAACAGCCAGCAGCAAGCCCAAGTTCAAAACAGCCTACGAAGTATACAAACATTTGAAGTCGCAAGGCAAGACCTAAAACTTGACAAATGTTTTTAGGAGTAGAGACGCTTTATGTGTTTCATTTGAAATCTCCTTTTAGACTAAACGCCCCGCTCACTTGAATTGAGCGGGGCGTTTTTTGTTAGTGAGCGTAGTTGTCCGGACCCTGGGGGCAGGTGGCTCGTGCCCTTTCCTTCGCTTCTGCTTCTGTTGGGTAGGTGCCGAAGCGTGTTATGGTTCCGCCGATGTTCCACTGGACAACAAAATACGAGCCCGTGTTGCTCCACGAGTAGCCCTTCCCGTAAGACCTCCGGTTAGATTGCTGCTCGCTATGGGAAGACCATTTGAGATTGCCTGGGATGTAGCCGAGGTTGTTATCAATCCTGTCTATGCTATGACCGACAGGCTTGGGACCAAGGACCACATCGCAGTAATCAATAAAGTTTTTAGAGTCCAACCAAGGCTCGTAGATCTTTATGCCGCGACCTCCATAGTTGGGGAAGGCAGGATGTTTTGGGTTACAGCAGCGCTGCTTGATGTTTCGCCACACGGTATATTCTTCCCGCTTCGTCCTGTGCTGCGATGGTTTGGTACCCGGATAGGTACCCGGGCAAGTTTCAATTGCTCTTGCGATGGCTTCTTCCTTGGTTTTGAAATAGCCATAATGGAAAACTTTTCCATCCACGCGCCACTGGACAGCCCACTTCTGCGAGCCTTTGTGGAAATAGAAGCCCTTGCCGTAGATTCTCCTATTGTTCTGCTGCTCTTTCCTGGTCGCCCAACGGAAGTTATTACGCTCATACCCACGGTCGTTGTCTATGCGATCAATAGTCTTTCCCGGAGCCCAACCTGGCAGGGTGTCAAGATACTCACAAAAGGCTCTGCTGTTATTGCGGAACTCATCGCTCATCGTAATTCCACGACCCCCATAATTTTTGTAACTCTTGGCGTTCGGGTTGTAGCATCTGTCTTTGGTGCTCATCCAACGACGATAAAATCTATGTTTTGAAATGTTCTCCATCAGTTCAACTCCTTGATAATTCTGTTCTTTACTTTTCTAAAACGATTGTTTAGAGACTGCGGGGTTGTAACACCGAGGACAGCAAAGGCTTCCTCGTCGCTAATCAGTCGCAGTCTCCACAAGACGGCAGCCTTGTCTTTGTCTGAATCCACTAAATAATTTAGTTGGCTCCATAACTCTCTCGTTCGTTCTCTGTCCTGTCTATTCATAGTGATCTCCTGTGTTATTTGATCTATTGTCTCTGGGTTAGCCCGATGAGCCAACTTTCTAATTTGGTTGAAATACCAGTTACGAAAAGCACGCAGAGTGTAAGTCTTCAAAGAACTTGCCTCTGGGTTCCAACACGCAATAATGTTTTCTGCCTGTTCCACGAAGAACTGGGAAGAGGTCTCTTGGATGGTTTGCTTCCAGGCTTGGTTGCTTGGAGCAAAGATAATCCGTGAGTAGGTGTTGATGATGCTTGTGCGAGAGCCTTTATTCAAGGCTAAATAATAGTCTGCTATTCCAGCCCCCGATTCGTTTAGCAATATGAAGTGCTGAACTTTGTTTTCTGTATCTGTATCTTGGCGCATTTGTTTTTCTCCGTAAATAAAATTGTTTGTCAGCAATTCCGTCTCTATTACTATCATACTTCATTTCGCTCTGTTTGTCAAGTGTTTTCTTTTCACAACCAAAAGAATAAATGTAATACGACCTCTTTGCTTTCTATTAGTAAATAGATCTCTATTTTGTTTTTTCCAAAAAAACTTCAAATAAATTTATTTTCATTTATTTTCGTTTTCCGTTTTTCATTTAGTCGTCGTCAGGTGTATAATTACTATGAGTACAGAGCAACAAGACAATAACAAGACTGAAAGATAAAATGATTTGTTTTTGTTGGAGATAAAAAAGAAGATAATTTCCAACAAGAAACTGAAATGAATTTATTTTTGTTGGAATAAAAAGTGAGAGGATTTGATGAGAAGAACTGAAATTCTAAATACGATGTTGATTTTACCGACCTATGGTTTAGTCTTGTTGGTTTTATTGAAGGTCATAATTGGCTAACGGAAAAACAAAAAGAGACTGGACCAGATATCCACTTGAAGATTTAGAGACTTGGATAAAAGACCGTCTTTATGAGACTGAAAAAAATAACAAGTTCAAGTTTCACAAAGTTGGTTGGGAGATAAATGTTGAGCCAGCCCTGCTGATGTTATTAGTTTCACCTAAACTTTGGAAGACGGTAAGATTGATTTACAAAGAAAACACAGAGTCAGGGTTGTATAAGACCTGGACCAGATACAAAGACGAAAGGATTTACAAAAATGAGTTTCAAGATGAGTAATTTAGAGTTTGATAGTTCTATGACTTATGAGTTGAGCCACGACCAAATGATAAATAGGTTCAGTTTTCTCTGGCTCTATTTAGATGAATTCATAGGGAGGATATCAGACCCAGAGACAGACGACATCACAGATGAAATCTGGGGCATAGTCGGTGCCCTAAATCAAAACCCAGATATCTGGACATAAAACAAACCATAGGAGGTTTTCAGTTGAGTAAAATACAGGTACAACAAAATTACAAAGAGATAAATAAGATAAAGAGGATGATAAATAATTTGAAAGATAGAGTTATGAAATTAGAGACAGAAGCCAAAGGCTCTTTGATCTACAACGATAGGGGCTACAACAATAGTCCTTATGTCCCAGAGTATTTATTTTGTAAAAATAAAGAAGACGATGACGACGACGATGAAGCGTACAACCTATTATCCAGGGACGAAAAGTATGAGTGGTTGA